AAATTCAGCCGTTCCCCAATCGCTCCAAAGACCGTATTCGTTCTGTATCCGCACCGCGGCTATGTGCGCGCCATCAGCCAGATATTCTTTAACCTTATACCGCCCGTCAGTGCTGTAAGCAGTGTGCAATACTGCATTGTCGATCTTTATTTGATAGGCAAGCTGCCCCTCGCCGGTCCATGTTATTTCCGGCCTCGGGCTTGAGGTAGCATATACCGTTGGAGTCGGTGGTTTGCCCTGGGCCGTAAATGACGCTTCTTCGCTCCATGCGCTAACTTGATCGTATGCGTTCGTGCAGCGCACGCGCCATTTTACGATGCCTGCAGCAAAAGTGTTTGGAGGTATATTTACATTAGTGTTTGCCGATTCTACGGAGGCCAACGCAGCCCAGTCAGTGTGAGATGTGTCCTTATATTGCAGTTCGTATTTTTTCTGTGCTAACCCCTCACGGCTTGCGTATGTCCACTCAAAATTTATCGTATCCCAGCTTCCGGCGTATGTGTTTTTCGGTTTTACTGTCGTTACGGTTATTTTGTCATTCCGCCTTAAGCCCCTTATGCAGTAGCTGCCGTCGGGGTTTTGGTCATCTTCTAATTGTGTCGATTGTGGGATTGCAAAAGCGAGGACAACGCCGTAAGAGTCGGACGAGGGGCCGAAGCTGGCGGAGCCATTGAGGTAGACGCAGTGCGAGCCGGTGGCATTGCGGCGCGACGACAGCCACCAGCGAGCAGCCGAACCGTTAAAAGTCTTTTCGCGGTTGGCGTTGCTGTTGTAGCGTTGGAGGGCCTTGCCCTCGGTCGTACCGTTATTCGCCCCGAAGCCCACCATGGTATAGGTCAGAGCAAATACCTTGCGGGTTATGCTGCCGCTGCCTTCAAGGGCGAAGGTGACGCTTATCATTTTCTCGCGCAGCGTTTGCGGGAAGCTGTTGAAAATCGTGGTTTTTATCAGGTTGTCCAGCGTCCCTTCCGGGTAGCTTCCCGAATCTCCAAACGGCGAATTTTCGTATATTTTTTTGTATACCAGCACCGCTCCGCCGGATACGAGGTTATTTTTATCAGCCACTTCGCATAGCCTGTTTTCTTCGGTGCCTACCGGGATGAGTATTGTTGCCCCCAGCGGCAAGTCTGCTAATGTCGCCATATGTTATCCTCCGTACCCCATCCGCACGCTGCGTCGGTAGTTGTTCGCCATGTCTACCAGCTTTTGTATATCGCTTATCTGCGACATATCAACTCTGATATTAAAGGTGTCGCCGCCCACGCTGCGGCTCTCTTGATTATTCAACACTCTGCTCCCCTTCGGTAAGTCTATCAGTTCCGGCCCGTTTTCTCCCACCCAAGTCAGGCCGCCGCGCCAGTTGTCGGTGCCAGCGGCGTTGCGGCCCGCCCTGCCGCTTTTATAGGCAGAATTGCTGTTTTCGTATATGAGGCGCTGCCTCATGTCCCCCAGCGTCACGTCGCCGCTCAAAATTTCGATCAGGCTCGTTATCGCCTGGCGAAAACCGCCCTTAAGATTTGTGGTTAGGGCATCTATCTTCCGGCTCATATTTTCCATGTTTTTCTGCGATACCTCATCCATGACATAGCCCATTTCCTCGGCCGCTTCATACCATTGTTTAATCCCTTCTTTCCCCTCATTAAGGATCGGGTTAAGCTTAATGCCGGATTCGCCAAACAGTTTCATTGCAAGATTATTGCGCTCTATGCCCTCCTCCATATCTGCGAGGGAGAATATAACGCGCTGATATATCTCATCCATATCTCGCATATTGCCGTGTGCATCTTTGATTGGCACTTTGAGTTTTCGAAAAGTTTCCGCGAGCTCTTCGTTTCCCTCTATTGCGGCCTGTACGTTTTTGCCGAGGTCCTTCGTGGTGTCCACTATGGTATCCAGCGAGACGCCCACCATGCCGCCCGCATATTCCAATTTTTGCAGTTGCTCGGTGGATATGTTGCTTATATCACTCAGTTCCTGCAATTTCTTGTTATATTCAAGGGTCTCTTTGCCAAGGTTGATAAGCGCCCCCGCCACTGTACCCAGCGTACCGGCAACCCCGAGCATGGTCAAATCAACGTCGCCCAAAGTGTCGTCGAGTTCGCCGAGCCCCTTAGGTAGTTGTATGCCCGTTACATCGCCAAGTCCCTCAAACAAGCTGTTGAGCAGCTCCGTTGCCTGGCCCGTTCCCTCCTCTGCGTCTTTCGCATCCTCCAGTGCCTCGGTGTTGTTTTCGAGGGCGTGCTGTGATTTTATGAGAGCAGCTTCCGTTTCCGTAACTGACTTTCTCATGGCTTGTGTGCGGCTATCGGTCTCGCCATATGCATTGGCGAGGTCTGAAAGGCGGGCACGTTGGAGGTCGAGTTTATCGTTAAGGCCCTTGGTTACGTCCGCAAGGTTTTCGTTCGTCGCTGCCAGCGCCTCTACGCTGTCCTCATCGTCCTCGTATTGCGCCGCCAGTTTTTTAGCCTCCGCCCGTGTCTGGCTCAAGCCGCGTTCTATTTCCTTGAGTGCGTCCTTGTACTCCTTGTCTCCCGCGCTCTCCCATTTAGTACTGATGGTCGGCATTACTGCGCACCTCCCAAAAAATAAGCGGACAGGCTAAAGGAGTCTTCTTTCTTTGCCAGTCCGTTTTTGATTTCGCTATTTTTTTTTGCTATGGCTATCACCTTGCGCGGCGTCGCCGATTTCCAGAAATCTTTTTCGTTTTGATGTAAATACACTACCCATATAGTCAAATACCACGCAAAATCTATAGGCCCGGGTTCTGCGTGGCGTTCAAGTTTTTTTCCTCGTCCTCGTTTTTCTCTTTTTGTATCAGCGCGGAGCTCACCAGACAGGTTATTATATCGCTCAGTTCCCGCGTCGCGGCGGGCAAGGTGGGCAGTTTGCGGCCCACCTCCCTCACTTCATAACGTTTAGTTGATCCGATGCTGTCGAGATAATCATTGATCATGGCGGTCAGAAATACTATATTGGCCTGAAGGGTTCGCCGTTTTTCCAGCGCGCGCCCGAAGTTGCCGTCAAAATACTCCTGTACATCCGCCAGCACGTTCATGTTGCAGCAGAGGGTCATTTCCATGCCGTCAAACGTATACGGCGCAGTTTTTAGCCTAATGTCCATTCGACACTCCTTTAAATGGTCGCGCCAAAGCAAAGGCTAATCCATGATTTTGCATCTGCTTCGCTGTCAAGCGTGGCCATTTCGAACAGGTTGTTGTTCTCGCTATCATCGCCGAGGAATTCGCCGGTCGTAGTAGGCGTCTGGAATGTGAGGGTGTTGTCCTTCGTTTTAAACGCTCTGCTCGGGGGGCCGAAAAGCACCTTGTAGACAAATACGGCGGTGAACTTATTAACGCCGTCTATCATGTCCGGGGCATAAAAGCCCATGCCTACGTATTTGGCAATATCCTTAGTGGTGCTAAGCAGGCTCTTTGCGTTATTGCTCCCGTTCAGTGTGCGTGTTTTTTCGCTCGCTCCGTACATCAGTTTCTGTGCTGCGTCAGGTATATATTTTACGCCTATGCTGACGGTACCGCCGGTTGCGAGTTTTATGTATTCTGCAAGTCTGCTTTCTGAGTACAGGCGTCCCTCTGCAAAAGTGAGTTCAAGCTGCGCCGTCATGGCCTCACCCATGGATATTGGTGCTTCATAGGTTACCGTTCCGTCGTTATTTTTGTATTCGCCAATTTTTATACCTCTCAGGTCTATCGCAGGCATTTATTTTAGTCCTTTCTCTTTTAAAAAGTTTAGAATTTTTAGTTCCAGCCGAGGCTGGAATATCTCAATCGCTTTTTGTTCCGCTTCAGTCCAAAACCGGCTACCCACAAGGTTCGAGCGCCCGTAATTGAGTACGAATGCTATATATGCGTTTCCGGCATATTTTTTTCGTTTGCTGCCAGGCGGGCCTGGATTACTGCCCGTTGCGGTCACCTCTATATACGGGCTGCCATCGCGTTTTTTCTTTTTGAATGTTTTTATAGACCGCCGGAGCGTGCCGGTGCGAATATGGTTGTGCCTTTCGATGTTTTTTTCAATTTCTTCCTTTGTGATGTCTGCGGCCTCTTGGGCCAGTTCTATGTTGAAATCCTCTACGCCATCTATTACGCTTCTGAGTGCAAGGCCAACTTCGTCGAGCCCTTCTATTTCAAATTTAGCCATATATGCCGCCCACGCCTACCGCCGTCATGGCGATATGGTATAATTCTGTATCCGTCTCATATATTTCCGTGTCAACGGAGCAATTCCAGCCCGCCGCAGCGAGTTTGTTTTTTATATCAGCAACAGCAGTTTCAAATGGAGGATTATCAGTGTAGTAATCTACGGCATACATCACTCCAGTTTCTTTTTCCACGCCGTCTGCGTACAGTATCGCAACCTGGCCCATGCATTGATATGTGACATAGGTGCGCTCGTCGCCCATATAGGGCGGGTGGCATACGGTGTATCCATCCTTGAGTATCTCCGCTATGGTCATGCCGTCACCACCCTCTGAGCCTTAATCTCCAAAAATTCCCGGCGGTCGCCTATGTTGTCTATGCTGATGATCTCGTAAGGCTCGGCATCCCGCTCATGCCATATGCGGCACTCGACGGTCACAAGGGGCGAGTAGCGCATGGTTATGGTCACGGGCTGCCGCAAGTGCAGTTCTTCCGCCTGATATACCTCCGTACCGTGGGCATTCACCCACTTGCACCACACGGGGCCGGGGAAAACATTTTTAAAGTTTTCCGCGCTGAATCCGGCTTTGATGCTGTACTCCGGCGCTTTTATGGTGATTTTCGTTCGCATTTCGCCTGCTCCGGCTTTAATTGCCATCAAAACCACCAGCCTTTATATTGATTCAGCATCGCGCGAACCGCTATGTCTATCTCGGTCGTAGAACCCTGTATCACAGCCTCCCGGTTGGTGTACCAATGGCCTATGAGCAGGAGCATGGCCTGTCGCACAAGGTAGGGTGTCTCCTCGTATCCTGCGGTGTAGGTTATGACTGCGCCGGGCTTGTTTACCGTCACGGTGCCGCGGCGCACGTCTGCGGTATACTCCACCGCCTCGCCGTCCACTGTAACGCTGTCCACGCTTATCACGGGGCCACGCGGGAGTGTCACAGTGCCGCTCACCTCCGGGTAAGCGGTTATGGACTGCTCCGCAAATGACTTCCCGCAATAGTTCTCGCAATATTCGCGGGCCGCGCTTATGAGAGGAGCTATTATATCCTTGTCCTCGCTGGTATCGCCGGGGTTATTCCGCAGATGCAGTTTTACCTCTTCGAGGCTTAGCGGTTCCACTGCTGGGGGTTGTCTTGTTATTACCATTGTCGGCCTCCATGGCTATGGCGTAACAGCCCCTGATGAGCTGCCGCGCCGTTGCCTCGTCTATGTCAATGATGGAGCCGGGCGGGGTTACTCCCTCCGGCCCGGCTGCTAAGGTCAACATTTTGATTTTCATCAGCTCGCCTTCATCTTTAGGCGGCTGAACGCCTCGCCTACTACGGGTGCGCCGTCGCCATAGTACTCGACAACGTAGCCTATCTCGTTGTTGACGGCGTACAGCTCGTTAAGCACCTGTATGTAGAGGCCGTCGCTGTCGCATACCCAATAGCCGGTTTTAAAGTCGCCGTATACTGCCACGTACTTGCCCGCGGCTACGGCGTTAGGCGCGTACTCGGACATATACACGGGAGCGCCCAGCAGCATATCAGGCTGTCCTGCCTGCACGGAGGGCTGCCATATATACTGGCCGTCGCTGTCCTTGAGCTTTGCGATCATCTTGCAGAGGTCGCGGTGCATTACCCAGGAGGCCCCGCGCATATACTGGCCCTTCACGCCGTATTTGCACTCTATCAGGTCGTCGGTGGCCACGGCGGTGGCGGAAGCGGCGGTAACGTCGCGCCCGGTGGCTATGCCGCTGTCAGAGGCGGTAAAGATGCCCAAAGGCTGGTTAGTGCCCGTTCCGCTCATAAAGGCGTTTTCCTGCGCCGCCTCGATCTTGTACAATATGCGGTCAAGCACGGTCTGATCAGGGCTGGGCGCGTGGCGCATGAGGGTCTTGGATATCTTAATCAGTTTGGCAAGGCGCTGGGGCTTAAATTCGCGGCGGCCGAAGGCGATGGTCGCCTCTTCGGGGGCTGCCGCCACCTCGGTTGTCCATGCCACATCAGACGCATCGGTAGTCAGGCTGGGATACCCAAGGCTCTGTGCCTGACCTATGGGGCCCACAACGTTGCATATCTGGCGCATAAACATGTCATTTTTGAGCCCGGCTATAAGCTGGTTGACAAACTCCACGGGCGCGGTCAGATAACCGGCGGTAGCGTTTGTGCCAAGGGTCATGGTGGTGTTTTTGTACCTGGTTATGGACTCGGGATCGCCCTGCAGTGCGCGGGCAAATACTTTAATGCGCAGTATTCCGGCGTCCAGCTTGTCGATCACTTCACCGGCGGCGCGTTCCCGCTCGAGCTGCTTCTGTTCGCGGATTATGTTAGCGTTGAGCGCGTCAAACTCCTTTTCGAGCCGGTTATAGGTCTCGGTGGATTCCGCGTCCATCACGCCGTCTTCAAATTTGTTCATTATTTCGCGCATCTGGGTTGCGACATTTGCGCGATCCTGCATCATTTCGTAGAGCTTTTTCATCGGTTACTTATACCTCCAAAATTTTTAGTTTAGTCGCTCTGAATCTCTTGCGCTGCTCCTGCAGTGCGGTGTTTATATCTGCTGCGGGCTGGATTGCTCCCCCGTTGTCAGGCTCCCTGTTTTCCGGCGGTTCCTTCGGCGCGTGCTTGTACAGCGCAAACCACTTTTCGCTGTTTACACAAGCCGCGATCTTTTTATTCTCGATCAGTTCATCCACAAATCCCATGTGGAGCGCCTCGGCACCGCTCATCCATGTTTCTGCTGTCATAAGGGCGGATATCTCGTCTTTCTCCTTGCCGGTGCGGGCGGCGTATATGTCCGCTATCTGGTCGTTGATACGGTCGAGCTCGTCGGCGGTCCTGCGTAAGTCCTCCGCCCCGCCGCCGGCGTATGTCCATGCATTATGTATCATCAACGTGGCGTTTTCGGGCATTTTGATGGTATCGCCCGCCATGGCAACCACTGATGCGGCGGAGGCGGCGAGGCCGTCTATATGCACGTTTTTTGTCGCCGGGTGGCGGTTCAGTATGTTATACAAGCTAAATCCCGCAAAAATATCTCCGCCGGGGCTGTTTATATACACATCGAGGGTGGATATATCCCCCAGCGCCGCCAATTCTTTTTGAAATTGCGCAGGGGTTATTTCGTCGCCCCACCATGACGTATCGCTGATCTCTCCGTACAAAAAAAGCTCGCCGGCGTTGCCGAGAGCTTTAAACTCCCAAAATTTATTCATTTTTCAGGGGTGCTCCTTTCGCTTGCGCGCTTTTAGGCGCGTTGAGTTTTGCGTTTTCCAGCGGCAGCATGTTGCCGTTGATAAAATAGATCTTGCCCAGCCCGTTGG